TTTCTGCATCAGTAAAGACATTACTATCAGTTGCATTACCTACAGCAGTTCTTATTTCTGCATCTGTCTGGTCTGCGGTTGCTCCTTCTTCTATACCTGCTAACTTATCCGTAATCTCTTGTTGAGCAAATAGTATTTGATCTGCGTTTGTATCTAAATCTGTTTCTGTTAAAACACTACCATCTGTAAAATCTACTTTCTTTGTACTGATATTTGTATCTCTAGTAAATTTAATATTGCCTGTACCAGAAGGGGGTATGTTACCAGAAGTAAAAGTAAGAGTAGAACCAGTTATTGTATAGTGTGTACCTAATGTTTTTAGTACTCCTCCTACTGTTACATCAACTTCACTATCAGCTAAGAATGAAAATGATATAGCAAAGTTAGCTTGACTACCTGTGCCATTATGAGTCTGCGTTGTTGCGGTGGTGTTAGTAGCCATGATTAAAACTGTTTAAAGTTGAATTGATCTAAGATAGTTTCTAATTCTTTATTATAATTATCATACTGATTTACTTTTATATTTATTCTGTTCATTAATTCTTCTTCTGTAAAGTTTGCTTTTAAATATTCTTCAATACCTGCATCAACAAATCCTCTATGAATGTTATTTAATTCATAAAATATTCTTTCTGCTGCTTCCTGTCCTTGAGGTGAAGATAGACCATATTTTTCTATCATTGCTTTATTATTTTTATAGCTATAGTCATTGCTACCACCTGCTCTAAGACTAAATCCATTCTTTTCACCAGCTATTTCACCATTTATATAAAGAAGTAAAGCATCATTTAAATTAACATTTTTACCATCAATATTGATAACAGTTGTATTTATATATTTTTTCATATCATTATATTGATCACCATTTAATTTAATTGGTACAAAGAATTTACTTTTAAATTTAGGATCATTAACAAAATTCTTTACCTTACTACCTCTTATAACATCAGGTGGTTCATTTAACAATTTTCCTATCGTGTATTGTGCTTCATATATTTTATTGTTTCTTGATGTATTGTACTTGGCTAAAGAATATAAATTCATACCATCTCTATTAGGATAAGTTATTACATCATTCGTAATATGTTCTACTTGAATAGGTAAATCACCACCTAGATTTCTAGGTGCATTAGCTTTTACTTCATTAATTATTCCAGCAAGCCATTGTAATTGACGATTTACTTCAATTAATTCTTTCTCTCCAAAATCTATGTTTTCTTCTACCATAAACCCTCTTAAGTTTTTAATGTTTTTTGTTATTTGAAGCATATCTCCTGAGTAAACTCTAGTATCTAATTTTGCAAATAACCTAATTAACTTTTTATTACTTATGTTTTGACCAAAAAATTTAATAAAAGCTTCGTCACCTTCTTTCAACATTTTTTGTGCATCTTCTTCTTTTATGTCTAATATTGCTGCTACTAAATCAGCTGGCATACGATTTAAGTCTTCTACTAAACTACTGTAAGGTGTAATAGATGACTCAACTAATCTACCTGTATAAGCAATATTTCTTTTTGTTTCGTAGTTTAAATCTGAATCTGGGTCTGCGTTAGTTCCGATTTCTGGTAAAGCTGTAAATAAATTTATTGTTTCAGATATTTGTCTAACATAACTTCTCTCAGTAATATGACGACCAATCCAAGCACCCCAACCAATAGTAAATTCATCATATAACCTATCTTGTTTTTCAGTAAGAAATGGAGACATGACTTGGAAATCTACCATTAATTTTACAAACGATAATATTGGTTCTGGTAAATGTTCGTATGTTACATATTTATATACTGGTTGACCATCATCTCCAAACAAAATCTCACCATCTTCGTCATATAATAAATATGCTCTTGCGTATGGCAACCAACCACTTTTTAAAAGAGAGATATATTTAGCAGCACCTTCTTTTGTTCTCCAATTAGGACCACCATCAGTTAAAAAAGTTCTTGGTATTTCATCTTCATTACTGTATTCACTAGCTGCCATAAATTCATGTGCAGGTTGCAATATTTTATTGTATGCCAAAATTGCTATAACTACACCAAAAGCATTACCCATATATATTTGACTTCTTGTTTGTGTTCTAACTTGAGGGTCAGGACTTCTAAGGTCTGCTGCTAATTCTGGTAAAAGTCGTTTGTTAAGAGGATTGTAGTTTGTTCTTCCTCCAAATTTTAAAGGAGTATTAACGATAGGAACGTACCTCAAACCATCTTTAATCATGTTGGTAGGTGTTCTTGTAAATTTAAAAAGTGTTCTAATTGGTGGATAACGTATAGCTAAATTATTTAATTCTTCAGCACCAAGACCTATTAAATCTGTAACTGAATCACTACGACCTCCTCTAATATCTTGTGTATATGTAATCTCTTTACCAAAGTTTTTAGCTCTTTGAAATATTTTAGCAAGTAAAGGATCAGCAATAAATTCTTTTGGTCCAATTTGTGTTTTATCAAACAAGTTTTTTTCTAATGGTTTTAATCTGCCAAGCTCTCCTTCTTGTCCTTTTAATAAATATTGTATTACTCCATCAATACTACCTTTTACATAATCATTTAAATCTTGACCTTTCAATCCTTTTCTAATAGCTTCTTGAGTTGCATGATAAGCAGTTGAAGCAATAATATTTGGTGTTTGGATAAGAGCATCATTCGCTGTCATCAATCTACTAGGTAGTCTTATAAATTTACCAGTACTATTTATTGCTGTTCTTAAAGGAAAAAATGGGTGATTAGACGATATAACAAATCTTTGACCTGTTTCAATTTTAGAATTACCAACATTTATAAAATTATCTTCCATATCCCATGATCTTTTCCAAACTCTCATAGAAAAATCAAGGTTATACATTAAAGCAAAAAAATGTTTAGTAGCTGCTTCAATACCTTCCTTGCGAATTAATGGTGTACGACCATTCATGTCTATTGACCCTATAAAATTACCCATAGTTTTAATCATGGTCTGTGCTATGCCAGAATATAAATTGACTTTTTGAGAAGTTAATCCAGAAAGAACTCCGTTGATTCCAATTTCATTTACTATTCTTGATAATTGCCCTGCATTTCTAAGACTAAATATTTTTAAGAAAGCTCCACTTGATTGAAGTGTTGTAAATGCTTCAATATTTTTACTTGCTTCTTCCGTTATCATTGAATAATGTATTAAGTCACTAAAGTCACCTGTCTCTTCTCCTCTTTGTAATGCTGTTTGCAGATTTTCTTGCAGTTCTTTACTGTTTTGTAAAAGTCTATTTAAGTTAGGAGAAACTTCATTTACACTTGACAATTTCTTCTTTTGTGCAGGTGATAATCCCATAACTTCAGCAGGTGTCATACCTTCTATACCTTCTATGGGTTTCATTCCTAATGTTTTAAACCATCTACCTATCTGAGTTGCTTTAACAATTCCCATAGATAACCATTCATCTACGTCATAATTAGCTCTTAATAATTTTTGTAATGCTGCTTGCCTTTGTTTTATTGCTGTTTTAGTTCTTTTTAATTTAGTCTTCTTAATAATTGCTAAAAAATCATTATTAGCTTTTGTAACTTTATCTACAGCTATTTGTAAAGATTGTGAATTTATAAATACTTCTTCATCTGTTGGCAATTTATCTTCTAAAGCTGCTTTTCTTTGAGTGTATTCTCTAAAGAATTTCATATTTTTCTTATCAATACTTATCTTGCCATCTTTATTTGTCATCTTATTCAAAGCACTTTCTTGAGTTTCAAACTGACTTTTTCTTTCGCTGCCTTTAAATCCTCCTTCTTCTTTTTTCTTTCTTACTTTGCCAGTTATTAAATCTTGTTTATCACTACTCATGTCTTTTATTCTTTGCATTTTCTGAGGATTTAGTTGAGTATTACCTAAATCCAAATCAGTATCAGTAGATAGTTTGTTTAGTTTTGTTTGAACCTTACCTGCATAATCTTTTAATATTGGTATATCTAAATCTAAACCTTTTGTATTGCTTGCTGTTGCACTAGCATTACCTTTTATTTCTTTTACTATTGATTTAATTTTTGCATGAACTTTATCTCCATGTAATCTAACTTCTTTTTCTGTAAAACCTTGATCTAAAAATATTTTTAAAATCTTGCCATCATTTTGTGCTTTTACTTTTCTACCATTTCTTAATGACCAAGATAATTTATCAAAGTCAGATTGAAATTTTAATAATGCAGACCCATAACGAGGTTTTGTTCTTGCATAATTTTCTGGTGCTACAAAAGTTTGTGTCTCTATAACTTCAGTATTTTTAACTTTTACTTCCTGTTTAAGTTTTCTTCCTTCTTTAATATTACGATCAATAGTATCTTCAACTTTTACTTCTACAGTATCTTTAACTTTTGAACCACTTAGCTCTTCTTTTAATTGCTCATCAAAAACGTCTTTGTTACCGCTTTCTTCTTCTAGTTTGTTGTTAGTAGCATCTACTCCTTCTTTAATAACCTTTGTTGATTCATCTAATGTCTCTATATCTTTTTTAGTTAAATCAACATCATCTATATTTTTTAAAGAAAATCCTTCAAACTTTTTTAAAACACCTTCAAGTCCATCAATACCTAATTTAAAAAATCCACCAAAAGCACCACCAAGACCTAATGATGTCCAATAATCTGAACTTCTTATAGTCTCATCACCCATCAAATCTCTCATAAATGTTTCACTTACACCTAAAGTTGAACCAAAACCAACTGCCTTAGTAAATCCTTTCCAACCTTTTTGAGTTACACCATATGGAAACATTTGTATAAAACCTGCTGCTATAGCTCTTTTATGATTTAATTCAATTGAACCTGTATAGTTTGTAGGTATTCCTAATTCTGCTCTTTGTGCTGCTAAATCTAATTCATAACCTACTATAAATTGACCTGTAAAATATATGGGCCAACCTTTAGGTGAAACTAAAAATGGAGCAAAAATATAATCAAAAGCAATACCACCACCTATATTAATACCAAGACTCTTACCTACTTTTTTAAGTTCGTTATCTTCAAGCTCAAGAATATTAAATTTAAATCCTTTATTTTCATAATATTCTATGACTCTATCTAAATCAGTTTGAAATTTATCGCTATTAATTACATCTACAGGAATACTGTTATTAAAAAATTCACCACCACTATAACCTGTATATTCTTCAAATATTTTATCAAAATCTTTTCTATCGTTTGGCCTTATAATTGGTTTGTTCTTAAAACCTGAATCAGTAAATTGATCACCTTTCATAAACTGATAAAAACTAAGATGTTTTATCTGTGCAGGTGTTATTTTTGTTCCTATCTCATCACCTTCTTCTAATTGTAAATCTTCAAAAATATTTGCTGGATAATCAAAGTTTGCACTTGCAAAATCAAATGGTTCTCCCTCCATAAGAGTTGAATTTACAAAATCACTAAAATCGTATTTAGTATCAAAATTAAGAAAACTTTGATCTAACGTATCATTTTTTAAAAGGTTACTAAAAGTTGTATCTTGGTATTGATTTGTAATACTTTCTTTCTCTTCATGTTCAATAACAGTATCGCTTAATATCTCTTCTTTATTTATTAGTTCATCTGTAGCTAAATCAGTTGTATTGACATTTGTTGTGTTAACATTTTGCTCGTTTTTTTCTGTATCTTCTTCAAGATTTATATTTAAATTAGAATCTGTCATAATTTAAAACCACCCTTCTTTAATAGCACGATCAATAATGCGTAATACATTTTTATCATAATCTGGATTAGTTGCATAATCTTCAGCTTGTAGCATTTTTATTGCTTCTTGAATACTGTTTGCATTTACAATACCTTTTCTACTATAAGATTTAGTTGTAAAATCATCATTCCATTGTTTCTTGTATTGCATCATCATTGCTCTAATATTATTAAATGTTTTAAAGTCTGCTTCTTCTACTTGTTCACCTTTACCTCTAAATTCTGTAGTCAGTTTTCTTTCAGACTCACCTCTTTTAACCTCTGAAAGTGTAGCTTGAAGACCTAAGAAATTATTTTTTGCTGATTGAGTTTCACCATAACCTGTTTCTTCCATAGCTTGTGCAGCTACAAGTTCGGGATATTTAATACCTATTTCTTTTGCAATATTATAAATAACTTGGAAATTATGTTTTTCTCTTACAGGTGCATAGGGGTGTTCTTTTTCTGTAATGAGTTTAGTCTTGTCTAAATTTTCAATAAAATTAATATTTTTTAAATCAGTATAATCAACACCTTCTGGTATTAATAAAATATCACCAATATCTATTTGATTAGCATTTGTAATTCCATTAGCTTTCATAATAGCTTCCATAGGAATACCGAAATCTTCAGAAATTGCAGATAAAGTATCACCAGATTTTATTTCAAATGTTGTAAAACCACCTTCTGAAAAAAAACTAGGTTCTAAAAGATTTTTTCTTATATTCTTTTGATTCTGAATATATTTATCATTATTATTATTATTGTTATTATTCTCATTATTGTTATTATTCTCATT